ACCATTTTAGTTAATGGATTATTAAATAATTTTAAAAGATGTATCATTTTGCATACCTATCGGTTGATAAACCTAAGATTGGTTTATATTCTGTTTTATCATCTGTTTTGATAGCCATTAAATATTCCTTCCTGTTTGCATTAATTTCTGGATTGTAGCTGCAATGAATCCAGCCACTATTCGGTTCTCCAGGTTTCCAAAATTCTAAAATGAGTTGGTCAAACATTAAGTTCTCTTTGATCCAATCACTAACTTCATTATTGGGTATGGAAAAAATTTCAAAGTCGGCAGCCATAGCAAGACAATGTTGACTTTTAGAACTTGATCCAATTTTTTGAGATAAAATTTCATTACGATAGCCAGAGCTAATTGTTACAACTTTATTAAAGTGATCTCTAATGGGTTGTAAAACTCTTTCGCAAAGTAGTCTTAAATTTTCTACCTCATCTTCTGATGGATTATTATCCATACCCATACGTTCTGCGGTTTGACTTTTTACTAATTCTGATAAGCTGAAATTTTTAGATAGTTGCATAAATAATTTTTACCTTTAGTTTTTTTTGTTCTTTAGTTGAACCTCTATGAATGAAAGATCCTTTCTTTCTATAATTTTTACTTTTAACATCGTAAGCACTATATTCTCCTGTGGTTAAATTTAAAGTGATAATATCAATAGGTCCTAAACCACAAAGGGGTGTAAAAACTATAGTATTTGCGTCTTTTGCGAAGTTAAGCTGTGCAGTAAGTTCATTAACTAAACCTACATTTGCAGTTTTTCTTTTACGCATCAAACTGTTTAGTAATAAACTTTTTAATTTTACTTAACAGTTTACAAAACCAACACATCATGGGTCTCTCCTATTATTTGGGATATTTATCTTTGATTACTTGATTGTAGCTTTCCAGCATCAATGCCATTATGATAACTGATCTATTATTTATTTTTGTTATTTTCATTTATTATGCTCCTGGTTTTGTTGGAAATGTTACTGCTGCAACTTCCTCAACTGTTGTAAGTCCAGAAGGTAAATCTCTTAACTCTTGACGGTATGTTTTCCAATCTGCTGAAATAGATGTATTTGTTTCACTTGCTTTAGTAACCACCCAATCAGTTTCATTTAAAAGTATATTTCTTTTTACTCTTAAATGTCCTAGATCATGATCAAAACGACCAGCTTCAAATTCCGCTTCTTCTGCATCTTTTGCAGCTTCTTCTTCAGCTGTGTACTGCATTCTTGTTCCATTTAACATTTTATATCTTGGCATAATTTTCCTTATGATGTTGACAGTCCATATAGACTTACTTCTAAAGTTTCAAAACTTCCTGTACTTAATAAAAATTGAAATCCAGTAATAGCACCAGCAGTTTCATAAGCACCAGCACCAGTAAAAGATCTCGCACTGCTAGAGTTTTCAAAAGGTGTCATCGTTTGAAAATAACAACTTTTTCTAGTTCCTGTAACGCTTGGATCTTCAAACATTAACTCTCCCATAAAAGCATATTCTGCTCCAGGATGATAGACACACGAAGTTGACATTATAGAAGCAGTTGTAAAATTATAAGATATTGAACCAGCACTTCCATTATTTTGCGTAACACTACCTGCCGCCAAATATCCAGAAGATGCAAAACTTCCGCCAGAGCGTACTCGGACATAAACTTTTGCTCCTGTTGTGTCTACTGTTCCATTACGCCAATAAACTTTATAATATTTGTACGTGCCATCAAAAACCACAGAACTTGTTCCATGAATAAAATCCATATTTGCAGTTGTGCTAGTAATTGTTTGTGTTTTAATAAAATTCCAAGAACCACCACCACCTGCATCTTCAAAAACTGGTGGCGCACCAGCACCAGCAGAAGTTAAAACTTGTCCATCGTCACCTGTAGCAACTGCGGCAGGATTACCTGATGCGTCATATGTGATTAAATTTCCATCTGTTCCGCTAGCCATCTTGGCTAATGTGATTGCATCATTTTGAATTTCTGCTGTTGCTATTCCTAAATCTTTAACTGTGATTGCACCAGAGCTAGCAGCAAAATTATCTGAACTAAATGAAGCAGCACCTTTTACGGATGTTGAAGCATCTGCTAAAGTAACTGTTACTGTTCCTGATGTTCCACCACCTGATAAATTTGTACCAGCAGTAACTCCAGTAATATCTCCAGTACCATCTGCTCCAGAATATTCAAAGTGAACTCCAACACCATCTGTATTTGAAAATGTTCCACTTGAAACTACATGAGTTACTGGAACTTTAGTATATCCAGAAGCATCGGTTACAGCTCCTGTTACTTTAAAAGTTGCGTAAGTAGATGCTGTTCCTTCTTTAGTAACAGTTACAATACCTCTTGCAACTGCGTTAGAAACATCATCCCAAGATTGAACATAAGAAGTAATATCAGCTGAAGCATCGTCTGCGTCATCTACATATAAAATAGTTGCACTTGCTATTGTTCCATGATTCCAAGCTATTTTTCCTGCACCTGGATCAGCGTCAGTTGTTGCCGAACTCCAAGTCATTGAAAGTTGTGAGTTAGTACCAGCAGCTCCTGTAGAACCTGTTGATCCTGTGCTTCCAGTTGAGCCAGTTGATCCTGTATCGCCTTTTAATCCTGTTCTAGTATAGTGAACTGATAATTCATCAGCTGCTGAAAAAGTATTATTGGATGCTAAATGAACTACTGTAATTTTATTATATCCGCTTTCATCTGAAACAGCCGCAGTAATTTTAAATCTTGCATAAGTTTGACTATCGTTAATATCTACTATGTGTAAGAAACCTTTAATGGTAGAGGTTGAACCTCCCCATGTTTGAACATCTGCTGCTGTACTAGCAGTATTTGCATCTGCATCATCAATATAAATTTCTGTAACATTTGCATAAGTAGCATTATTAAATGCTATATCTCCAGCACCAGGATCGGCATCTGAAGTTCCTGTATCAAATTTATAATAGTAACCTGGTATTGCACCATCTTCTCCACTAGCTGAAAATGCTACCCAGCACTTATCATTTAAAGTAAATGTACCTGCACTATCAATGTAGACTAAAGTAACTTTTGTATATCCTGTGGCATCTGTAACTGCACCTGTTACTTTAAATACCATCCAAGTATCTAATGATTGTGCTTTTGTAATTCTTATTCTTCCTCTATTGGTATCGTTGCCTGTTACATCATCCCATGATTGTACCCATGCTGAAATATCAGTACCATTATATTCTAAGTCATCAAAATAACCTATTGTTGCACTAGCAATCGTAGCATTATTTAATCTAAAAAATCCTGCTCCTGGATCTGCATCAGCTGTTGTTGTTGAATATTGAAACATTGCACTATCTCCACCTGAAGGTAGAAAGTCTGCAACTGTTGTTAATACATTTCCTGTACTGTCAAATCCTAATGCTTTAGATGCTCTTGTTGCTGCATCATCTGTAAATTCTGGTGTTGTGATTGAGTTGGTAGTAGATACTTTAAATGATCTATTTAACTCTTCTTGCATTTGTTGTGTAGTCATGGCTGCACGATCCAAACCCTCTTCATGGCTCTCCGCAGGGAATGGATCATTAGCAATATAATCTATTGCTTGTGTTTGCGGGACTTCTCTAATCATCACTACAGTTTCTGTAGCTGTTGGGATATTTCCTGTTGTGAAAGTTATTGAGCCACCACTAGCAGCACCTGCTCCTGCAACTGTGTAGTGGGTTGTTATAGTCTTAGTTGTTTCAGTTCCTGTTGAGGATCTTATGATAACTGATAAATCTGAATCTGCAAATATCTTGAACGGATAGGTGAAATTATCTGTAGTGCCATCACCTGATGTTAATTGTCTTACTACTGTTGAAGATATAGTCATATTAAAAACCTTTAAACAATGTTGATGGTTTTGTAAACAGATATTCTTGGTTATAATCTTTTTTCATTCTTTTTTCTACTCTTTTTAACACACCTGGATTCATTGTTTCCATTAATTGATGACCTATTAAGTAATCATAAGCAGATTTAATATAAAATAAATTTAAAAAAGGTATGTTATTTTTTATAGCTGTAAAAGCTGCCTTACCTGCTTTACCACCTTCTCCACGAATACCATAAGTAATTCCAGCCAAAATATCAAATCCAGTTAAAGGCACAGGTCCAGCAAGAGCTGAAGCTATATCAGAGCCACCTCTAACCTCTTTGAACAAAACATCTCCATAAATACCTAAACCACCACCTTGTAAAAAGGCTGCCATGATTGTATTAAATTTATTTGGATCTCTAGGTTTTTTACCTTTTAATAAATCTTTTATTGACATAGATAGATAACCCATAAATAATGAAGTTGTCATTAATGCTGTCATACCTACAGCACCCCTACCATAATCTGCCTTAGTAATGTTTGGTCCTTTAAAATAAGACATTTCTCTACCTAAAACTTTTGTTAAAATAGCCAAAGGAAATGCTTTAAATTGACCCACAAACCTAATTGCTTCGCCTTCCGCTGTACCAGCTAAAAAACCCCTAGTCATGTTTGCTTTTAATCTGGCATCAGGTTCTATTACAGCATAAATTGATCTATCTAAAAGCATACCAGATACAGATGATTTAAACTTTTCTTTTTCTATTGTTAATTGTCTTTCTGTTAAAGAATCTACATTTAATATTTTTTTCATATCAGTATCAGATATTTTATCTAACATACCAATGTTAATAAATTCCATTCCATCATCTGCTTTTTCCATAGCAATTTTTCTAATAACATCCCATTTAGTAGAATCAATATTATACATAGTAAATAATTCTTGTAATTGTTTGTTAAGATTTTTAAATTGTATATTTTTTTGTCTAGCAAAATAATTTGCCATACCTAACATAGAGCCTTCTTTCAAAGTGTTAGTCCACCAAGCTAATGCGTTATATTTAAAAAATGTTCTTTGTGCATTAGACCATCCTTTGCTTAAATTATCTCCTACTTGGTATCTAGCCGACATATCGTAAATTGTATTATCAACAATAAAGCCTAACATTTGAGCTATATCTTTTTTTTGTTTAGTATTTTTTATTCTCATTAAACTTCCTAGTGCTTCAGCCATACCACCTAAAAATGATCTACCTTGAAATCTCATTTCTGATCCATAAATACCAACATCTGCTGCTGCTGAAATTGTTGCTCCACCCAGTTTTGACATAGATGCTATAGACCTTGCAATAGCTGAATATCTTGCCACACCAAAATTTGCTACTGTATATATAGATCCATCTATAACTTTCATATATTTATCAAATGATTCTGGTCTAGCAATTCTTTCTGATTGAGATCCTTTTTTTTGAGCAATTATTCTTCTTTGAACAGCAAATCTAATTTTTTCAAAATTTTCTTTAGGTTTAGCTCCTAAACTATCTATAATACCAATATTTCTTCCAGCAGTTTGTATGCCAGAATAAAAAGATTCTTTTAAATTTCCCACTCCAAATTTTTCATTATAATCAAACCAATCATCAGCAGTTTTAAAATGTAATATTCTTTTAAAATTAGAATCTTTAGTTATGTTCTTAGAGGTTCTTGAGCCATAAACATTAGAAACCCCATCTGCTATTAAATATTTATTACCTACTAAAGTATTGTAAACTTCTTGTAAAAATTCCTCAACATTATCTGTGTTAGCAAATGTTCTATCACCATCTAGTTTTTGCATAACATAATTTTTCCATGCTTTATAATTTTTTTCATAATTAATATCTGTACCTTTAATACTTTCGTCAATTTTTATATCATCTAATTTTAATCCTAATGAATCTGCTGCGTTTCTAACTCTAAATGGATCATGTGATTGTTTAACAATATAACCCCACATTTTTTGAATGTTAGCTCCCCTATCATTTAATTTTTGTCTGATAGTTTCAGAATATTTTTCCATAATTTCAGCTAATTTTAAAATTTGAGGATTAGTTTCTTTTACGGGGGGATTTAAACCAGTTAATTTTTCCAATTCTGTTTGTTTTTGTCCCAATTCAGACATTGCTCTACTTACTCTTCTTTGAGTTTCTGATTCAGTTAAACCTTCCAATCCATCTCTAAACATTATTTCTAAATTATTAGCTTTTAACTCGGCATTGAAACCAGAAATGAGTTGATTAACTTGAGCGTGTTGCTGTACAGATACCGCTGCTCTTGAGCCTTCTACTCTTCTGTTTGACCCAACCATTATTGCAATTAATCCCTCTTCCGCATTATCTGGAAAATTTGTTAAAACAAATTCTGTTAATGTTCTTACTTTAATTTGGCTTTCTAAAGCATTTCTTTTATCTATTTTTTTTTGTGCTTTAATTTGTGTTGAAACATCTTTTGCTATAGCATCAACATTAACTTCATCAATTCTTGATAATCCTTTTTCTGCTTTAGCTAATTTAATTTGATTAATTATTTCTTCTTTTTTTGCAGAAGTAATAGATGATCTTTTTAATAATTTCTCTACTCTAACTAAACATTTATCTGCCATAATTACCTACCATCAACACAATTAATTGCATCTTTAATAATTTCATCTAAATCTTTTGATTTAGCTTGTACTTCATTTAATTCATCAGTAGTTATTTTAACTTCAGAATCTCCTTTTTCAAATTTTAAGTTTAAATCTTTTTGAGATTCAGCTATAGTATTTAATTGAGTTTCTAAAGATTCTAATTCTACATCTTGCTGAGCATCATCTTTATCTACAATATTTCTTTTTAAATTGTTTAATTCTATTTCATCTACTGATGGTCTAGGCACAGGGTTTACATCTGGGTTTGGTGATGAATCTGTTGAATTTCTTAAAATTGGATCAGCATTAACTATGGGAGTTACATCTACAGCTTGATCTAACAATATGTCTCCTGTAGCTTTTTGTAATAATAATCTTCTAGTTGTGGGGTCGGTTGCTTCTAAGTCTTTCATAATTTGAGAATTTTCTGGATAATATTCTCTATATAAATTTATATCTATATCTGTTGCAGAATCATCTCCAATTAATTTTTTACCTTCCGCTACTCTTGCATTGAATTTTCTACGAGTATTTATATCTTTTAATTTACCAGCACCAACATGAAGTCCACTTCCTAAAATTGTACCAAAGGTAACATTAAGAAAACTGTCATATATATCATAATCAGATTGTAAGGATTTAGCTACACTATAAACAATAGGCTCAACAAGTGTTGCACCAACAGCACCCTCTACTGCACCTCTTATAGCTCTTGCTTTAGTAAATCCAACTTGTGCAACTTTCTTGGCAAATCTAGCTTGTCCATAAACAGGAATAAAAGAAGCTGCTATGTTAATTGGATCAAGAAAACTGGTAGCTAATCCTGTTCCAAATTTTGCTGCACCAACATAGAAACCACCACTTAAAGGATTCCATGATCCTGCTGGTCCTCTTGCCATAATACTTTGTCTAGCTCGTTCTTGGTTTTTTTCTCTAACCATAACATCAACAACTGATTGATATTCATCTTGTTCAAAATATAATCCTATTTTTGCATATTCTTTATTTAACTCCAATCTATCAACTGGAGTTTGTTTGTTAAATTTTGATTGTTTTCTAGCACTATAGACATCATGATAATTCCACAAAGACATTACTGGGTTAAAGTTCCAGTTATCCTTAGATACCGCACCTAACGATTCAAATAAATTTGCTTTATATTGATCGTAACCAGCTTCTTGAGCTGTTTCATTTATGTTTAATCCAAAACCTAAGTTCATTTTCTATTAGTAGAGTTTATAGCTAATTCTTTTTCATTAGTAGTAAATCCCGCATAACCTTTAATTGCTGCTATTTCTGCTTCGCTAGGAACTTCTTTAATTTTTAATTTATTTATATTCATTATAACATCTGTTCCTGGTAAATTATAAGTTGAATCATTAAAATTAAAACTTAACTCTTGTCCATTAGCATTGACAACTGGAGCAAATTGTTCTCCATCTAAAACAATACCAAAAACTAAACCAGAGCCATCTGCTGTATTTCTCCATTCTCCATTTATTCTCATTTGTGTTTGAAATTTTTCTGACAACATAATTTCATTAACACCTTGATTAAAGGGATCTGTTGATTTGAACGCTACCGCATTAAATTCCTCTAAATATTCTTCTTTGATTAAATCAGCTTTATCTTTTACAGCATTAGCTGTAGTTCCAAATGATGTTAAATTTTGACCATCGTATTTTAAAGGAATAAAATAAGTATCTTCTACTTGAAAATTTTTTGTAAATACATTAACTGCTGAATTTATAGCATCATTCATATCAAATTCACTATTAGTATAAAGTTCGTTTAAAGCATAATAGGATAAAACATTCTGTACATTATCCATTGTGTTTGATGCTGCACTACTATCAATATTGTTATTTTTGCGAACAATATTTTCAATTTCTTGAAAATCACTATTAGTTGCAATTTCTTTTGAAATGTTTGTAAATGTCATTTCATTGTTTTCACCCCAAGCTTTTAATTTTTTTTGTTCTTCTTTATTATCAAAACTAAACATCTTTTTTGATTCTGTGGGAGAGGTCCAAGTCATTGCCGCAATAGCTGTAAAAGGTAGTTTAGCATCTTGTAACTCTTGAAGTGCTTTTGAATCATGTCTGCCAAAATTAATTGTGATAGATTGTAATAACATTTGAGATTTAGTAGCATCACCTTGAGATTGAACTTTATATGTTTCAACAAAATTTTGAGCTTCTTCTTTTGTCATTACTCTTTGTTTGCTCTTTTCAACACCTAAAGAAATTTGTGTTTCAATAAGTTTTTCTGTTAGTTCTCTTTTTTTCTGTGATTTTAATTCTGGATTGGTTTCGTTATTAAATGATTCATTTAATTCTTGTAGATCGGTATTAGTGGAATATACAAATTGAGCAGAATCTTCTTTGATGGCAGCTATTCTAGTGTTTGCTGCTTTTTCATACTCTTGTGCTATAATTTGTCCTTTAGCTTCTCCAGTTTTTAATATTGCTTGATCTGAAAATTGCTCAACAAGTTCTGATAAATCTTTATTAGGAGCTGAAAATAATATTTTTTTATTATCGTTAGTAGTTCTAGCAATGTCTTGACTTTGAAGCATTTGATTAACTTCTATTTGTGGTAAAACTTTTTTAGCAAGATCCATATCAAAAAAAATATCTTTACCAACAACTGCTCCAGCTAAAACATTATTCCATTGAGTTCTTAATTGATCTTTTAAAATTGTTTCTGCATAATTAATTAATTTTTGTCTTTTTTTAATATCTAAATCTGGATATAATTTACTATCATTACCTTTAATTAATTCTAAATAAGCAAGTCTAGGATTTTTTCCTATATCTCTGTTGGCTTTGAATCCTTGAATAAAATTTGGAATATCAGCTATTTTTTCTTCATAAGAATCTATGTCAATTAATCCATCATTAAAATCATCATCATATATTTTTTTTAAATCTGCTGGTAATGTTTGTAATGCTAACTCGTTATTACTATATAGTGCGTCTGTTAAAATTCTTTCTTCTTTAGCATTTGATTCAACAGCTCTTGATTGTATTAAATTTTGATGAACTGCGTTATCTACTGAATATATTTTTTTTTGTTCTTCTAATAAGTAATTATTAGTAAATAATGTTTTAACTTTAGAGTTAGATGCTTGAGATGAAAATTCATCTCTAATCTCTTTACTTTTAGTCATTAAAAAAGTATTAGCTCCATCGGAATTTTTCATCTTAGATGCTTCTTGAGTAGCATCATTTAATTTAAGAACAGCTTGATTTTCTAATTCAAGAGCTTCAGTTTTATTTTCAGCATTTTTTTCTGCTGTTTTATATCTAACAAAAGCATCAGTTAAAGGTTTTAAAGATCCAGCTAATGTATTAGTTAAAGGTATCTGAATATTGGTTGTAGTAGATGCTGATTCTGCTGTTATTCTTGCTTCTGTTTTAAATGTAGGTATTTTTGGCATAATAATTTTTATGAGTTATACATTGTTAATAAAGTTCCACCAACCTCTGATACAGTTCTTATTTGTGCAAGTCGTGATTGTTGTTTAGCTATTTGACCACTCATGATTGAAAAATTAGCTTGTTCAAATTTTTTAGCTTTACCAATACTAGCATTATATCTAATAATATTTTCTTGTAATATTTTTTCTCTTTCATTAGCTCTTGCAATTCTTAATGCTGTTCCCTCAAAAGTAACACCTGATTTTAAAGTATTAACTATTTGCTCCCCTGTTAATTGAGTAAACTTTTTATCAAACTGTAAAATATCAAACTCAGCTTGTTTTTCTATTTGTTCGCCTTCTTGGTTTAAAACTTTAGCATTTCTCTCGTTGACAGCTTGATTGAATTTTCCAATCGTAGCTTGTTGCTTCATTTGAGCTGCTCCCATTGCTATTGGTATAACCCAAGTCATTAGAAAATCCTCGCATATCTGTAATGATGTGAGCCATCAAAACCATAGTGTTTCATTAAACCCTCTTCCTCTAATCCTAACCACTTTGCAAATCTTAAACCTTTATTAAAATCTACTCTTACAGCAGTTTGAACTCTTTTAATATTATTTTCTTTAGCCACCTTTTTAAAATCTTTTTTAATGGCTCGTGCTACAGCTAGTGGATGTTTCCAAACATCTTGCGTAGCAATAACCCAACCCTCTGCAACTTGTCCCCAAACTATTTTCATACCCGCAGCAAAGATAGGCTTGTCATTAACAGTACCTGTAAAAGCTAAATGATCTTGTATTAAATTTTTAGCATCTCCTTCAAACTCTGCGTCTTTATCCATTAACTTATGATTCATTTGACATGATAAGATAAATCTTCCATGCTCAGCAGTATAAGGAACTATATGTAGTTTATTATCCGTCATTGGTA